ACGCAGGTAAAGTGATTAAAGTAAATGATGCAGATGGTGCAATCACACTTCCAACAATCAAAGCAGATAGCAAAGGCGGATCAGCTGGATCTGACGATCCTAACGCAAACAATCAATTAGGTGCAGTTTACAAATTTTTTGTAGGCACAGATTGTACTGATTGCGATATTAAAACTGATGGAACTGACAAATTTGTCGGTCACGCAACTGTTGTTAACGTTGCAGATGGAACTAATAGTACATTTGCACCAGCATCATCAAACGATGTTATCAGCATGAATGGCGGAACTAAAGGTGGAGATAAAGGTAGCACGGTTACAATTACTGCACTTGAAGATAACGTATATTTAGTAGAAGCTGTGTTGATCGGTACGGGTACTGAAGCAACACCTTTTGCAGATAGTTAATAATTTAAGGTGCTCCTTCGGGAGCACCTTTAAAAGGAGATATAAATGAGTTATAAGGGCGATATAAAATCGGTAAGAGTTACAGCAACCGGTGCAGTATTTGCAGGTAGAACTAGACTAAGAGGAATTATTTTAGCATCAGACGGCGGAGGTGCTGGAACGATTATACTTCAAGACAATACAGATAGCACAACTTTGTTTCAAGCTGACGTTCCTACAGGAGATGTTTTTTCAGTAAACTTTCCTGAAGATGGAATTTTATTTAAAGGTGGAATGAAAGTTTCTACGATTACAAATATAGACGCAGCTACTTTATTGATTGATAAGTAGGAGTTTAAATGGCTAATACTACTTCTGGCACATACGTATTTGATAAAAATTTTTCTATTGATGAGATTATAGAAGAAGGTTACGAAAGAATTGGTATGTCAGGAGTATCTGGCTACCAGCTAAAAAGTGCTAGACGATCTTTAAACATCATGTTTCAAGAATGGGCAAACCGTGGTTTGCACTATTGGGAAGTACAAAACAATTCAATTACTTTAGTTAACAATCAAGCAGTCTACACTATGTTTAGATCAGAAGGTGACGGTACCTCTGATGCTACTGCGGTTTATGGTGTTGATGATGTTTTAGAAGCTTCTTTCAGAAATGCATCAAATGTTGATACACCGCTTACAAAAATAAATAGATCCGCTTATCAAGCTTTGTCAAATAAAACTGACACAGGTCAACCCACACAATATTTTGTTCAAAGGTTTATTGATAAAGTTACCATAACCCTATATTTAACTCCTGGAACCAGTGAAGCAGGTAAATTTATAAATTTTTATTATGTTCGAAGAATACAAGACGTGGGTGATTATACTAATGCTACTGATGTGCCTTACAGATTTGTTCCTTGTATGTCTTCTGGTTTGGCTTATTATTTGTCTATTAAATACGCTCCACAAAGAACTCAAGAATTAAAATTATTATACGAAGATGAATTACAACGTGCTTTAGAAGAAGACGGTTCTTCTTCAAGTTCATTTATAACCCCTAAAACTTATTATCCAAATGTCTAATACTGCTTCAGGAAAATACGCAAAATTCATATCTGATAGATCAGGTCAAGAATTTCCGTATAAGGAAATGGTTAGAGAATGGAATGGGTCTTTTGTTCATATATCAGAATTTGAAGCTAAACACCCACAACTACAACCAAAATCACATACTGCTGATCCACAAGGTTTAAAAGTTGTAAGACCTGCACGAACAGAACCAGCAACGCAAAATTTATTACCTGGTAACCCGTTTAATATCACATCAGGATCAACAACGATTACAGTCACAGAACCTTCACACGGAAGGTCATCATCTGATACTGTAGTGTTTAGAAATGTAGATGGTAGCCCTGGAGGCGTAGTTTTTACAGCATTTGAAAGTGCTTCTGGATTTAGTATAACAGTTACAGGAACAAACAATTATACATTTACGTTAGGATCAACCCCTACCGTGACTGAACAAGGAGGCGGAATGACGGTTACAGCAGGACCCGTTACGTTAACACCATAATGGCAGGATTAAGTTATAGCGGATTAATTACACAAATTAGAAACTACACTGAAGTAGATTCAAATGTTTTAACTACCGACACTTTGGAAAGTATTATTCTAAATGCTCAGTATCGAATTATGCGTGATGTTCCAATCGATGCAGATCGAAAACAACAAGAAGGTGATTTAGTTGTTGGACAAGAAACTATTAATGCTCCTGGGGGAGCTTTGTTTATTAGAGCTATTCAAGTCTATGATTCTACTAGCGCTACCACCGGTGCTAATACTTATTTAGAGAAAAAAGACATCACATATTTACAAGAATATATCCCTTCGACTGAGTCTGCTAAAAGAGGAAAGCCTAAATATTATGCTATGTTTGGTGGCGGCACTGGAGATGGTGATACTAATTCTGGAAGAATGATGTTTGCTCCAGTTCCAGACGCAACTTATAAATTTAGAGTGCATTATAATAAAATGCCAGCTACTTTAGCCTCAGATAATACCACTAATTATATTAGCTTAAATTTCCCAAATGGACTTTTATATTGCTGTTTAGCAGAAACTTATGCTTATTTAAAAGGCCCACAAGATATGTTGCAATTGTATGAAAACAAGTATAAACAAGAAGTAGAAAAGTTTGCTGTGGAGCAAATTGGAAGACGCAGAAGAGACGATTACACAGACGGAACTATGCGAATTCCTTTACAATCAAAACAGCCAAACAGTTAGGAGTTTTATGGCAATTACATCGGCAATATGCACAAGTTTTAAACAAGAGATTTTAGTAGGGACACATAACTTTACTGCTTCATCTGGAAATACTTTTAAGATCGCTTTATACACAAGTGATGCATCTTTAGGTGCAGCGACAACTGCTTTCTCATCTTCAAACGAAATTTCAAATACATCTGGTTCTGCATACAGTTCAGGTGGTGCGACTTTAACAAGTGTTACACCGACCACATCTGGAACAACTGCATTCTGTGATTTTGCAGATGTGAGTTTTACTTCCGCATCTTTCACAGCTAATGGTGCATTAATCTATAACTCTTCGCAGTCTAACAAAGCTGTTGCTGTTATCGCTTTCGGTGGTGATAAAACAGTATCAAGCGGAACTTTTACAATTCAATTTCCAACAGCAGACGCATCTAACGCGATCATTAGAATCGCATAGAGGATAACCCATGTCGGGATGGGGACGATTTACCTGGGGCCAAGCTTACTGGGACGAGAGTGATTTACTTACTACTGGTTATGGAGCAAAGTCTTGGAACGATGGTGAATGGGGGAATCTTGCAAATGAAACCGTAACCTTAACTGGTTTACAAGCTACAACAAGTATTGGTAGCGTTACACTCGATCTAACTTCTATTATTTCTTTAACAGGTGAAGAGTCAACAACTTCACTTGGAACTCCTGTTTTAGATTTAACATCAATCGCTGCGTTAACTGGAGTAAGTTCAACAGTTTCTTTAGGTAGTCCTACTTTAGAATTTTCATATTCTTTATCAGGTCAATCTGCAACCACTGCTGTGGGTTCTCTAAGTCATGAAATGACTTACATCTTGACCATGAATGGTCCTGGTGACTTCATGGTAGGTGAAGTTGATGACCTTAGTGTTGCTCTTACAGAAATTGTTGTGCCAACAGGACAACAAGCAGACTTTGCTACACCTGTTTTAGATTATTCAGGCACTCTTGTAGGTTGGGGTCGTGAAGGTTGGGGTGATCTTGCTTACGGAGATTCTAATAATAAAGTTATTAATGCAGTTGGTTTACAAGCAGCATTTACGTTAGGTAGTACCACACTTCAAACAAGTGAACTTGTAAGTGGCCAGGAGGCAACGACAGCAGTTGGATCTGTGGTTACAGCAATTAGCCCAACGATTGCACTTACAGGTAAAGCAGCAACAACAGAATTAGGTTCTATTACTTTAGAAAATACTGTTCCAATAACTGGTCAAGCAGCAACATCGGGACTTGGAACTCCGGTACCAGAAATTGGTGTTCCAATTACAGGAGAAGAAGCAAGCACAGCAATTGGATCTGTTGAAATTAATAACGCTGAAATTGTTTCAGTTACCGGAATTGCTGCAACCTTTAGTCTAGGCTCAACAGTTCTTGAAACAGGTCAACCTCTAACAGGCATAGCAGCAACCTCTGCGGTAGGTTCAATCACCTTAACAGATGTTACCCAAGGTCTTTTAACGAGTCAAATTACATCGACTTTAGGAATCATTGGTATTCAAGCTTTTGGTAATATTGACACTGGTTCAAATACATCGTATTCTAATACTTCAACGGGTTCGAATGATACCTATTCGGATGTTGCAGCTGGATCAAACTCTAGCTACTCTAATGTTTCAACAGGATCAAATGATACGTATTCCAATGTTGCAACAGGATCAAATACAAGTTATAGTGACGTGGCATAAGGAGAAAAAATGGCTTCAACATATACACCATTAGGTGTTGAATTACAGGCAACAGGTGAAAACGCTGGTACTTGGGGTACAAAGACAAATACAAATTTACAACTTGTTGAACAAATTCTTGGAGGATTTACTCAACAGTCAATAGCCGGTGGTGCTCAAACCACAGCGTTAAGTGTTTCTGATGGATCAACTGGAGCAACGCTTGCTCACAGAATGATAGAGTTCACAGGCACTATTAGTGGAAATCAAATTGTAACTATCCCACTTGATGTACAAACTTTTTATATTTTAAGAAATTCAACTTCAGGATCTCATACCGTTCAATTTAAATATGCAAGTGGTTCAGGATCTACATTTACTTTTTCAGCAACAGACAAAGGTGATAAAATAGTTTTTGCTGCAGCTAATGATGGCACAAATCCAGATATCAAAACTCTTGCAATTGGAACTGGTATCGCAAACGTAGTCGAAGATACTACACCGCAATTAGGTGGTGACTTAGATGTAAATGGACAAGATATAGTTTCTACTTCAAATGCGGATATTGATATTATTCCAAACGGTACAGGAGATATAAACCTAGGTGCTGACACAGTACAAATTGGAGATAACAACGCTGACGCAACGTTAACGACACAAGGTACTGGTGATTTAATTTTAAACACAAACAATGGCACTAACGCTGGAAACATAACTTTAGCAGATGGAGCTAACGGTGATATTAATTTTACAACTAATGGAACTGGAGCAATTAAATTTAATGATATTGCTTACATACCTCAACAAGCATTAACTTCATCTTCAAATGCAGTTGCTTGGGACGCACAAGCAAAGCCAAATGCTTTCCATCAAACAACTGAAAATACAACTTTTTCTGCGCCCACAAATAATATTGAGGGTTCTTTTATTTGTTTAGAAATTAATTATAATGGTTCACACACCATTGCATTTAATACTGTTTTTGAATTTGCAGCATCAACTGCACCAACATTTACTTCAGCAGATGGCAAAACTGACATATTAGTTTTTAGATACAATGGAGCTGTATGGCAAGAAGTAGGTAGAACCTTAAATTTAAGTGAAAGTTAAAATATGTACGCATTAGTAATAGATAACACAATAAACAAAATCATCATTGAACCAAGATCATTAGTGATTGGTGATGTAAGATACCCAGCTAAAATATTTCAACTTTGGACTAAATCTGAAAAAGAAGCGATTGGTATTTATGAAGTGGTCACAGACTCATCTAATTTTAAAGATGAAGAATATTATGTTAACACAAATGAATCTTTTACTTTTGCAGATGGTAAAGTCACTAGATCCTGGGGAACTGCAACTGCTAAAAATGTTGCAGATACTTTATGGACTCAAGCAGATTCAGATAATGGAGATTTACCAAGTGATAAAGAAGTTGGAGATGTAAAAATTGAAGGTTTAAAAACACAAAAGAAAAGAAATGTAAAACAACAAGCTGAAGGTTTATTAGCACCCACAGATTGGTATATTGTCAAAGCAACAGAAGTATCTGATTATTCTGTACCATCAAATATCACAACATTTAGATCAGCGGTAAGAACTAAATCTAATGAAATGGAAACAGCAATTAATAATGCTAGTGATGCAGCAGCTCTTGAAACTTTATATGCTTACACTGAACAGGAAGACGGAAGTGTAACAAGACCACTAGGACAATTTCCAACATTGGAGGATTAATGTCCGCACCGTTAATTTTAGCAACCAACTCTATCAAAGATACAGGTTATGACGTTGATAATTCATTAAGATTTAATGATGGTGATAGTCCAGTTTTATCAAAAACAGCTAGTGGTTCTGGAAATAGAAGAACGTGGACGATTTCTTGGTGGTTTAAAAGATCGGCTCTTGGCGGTATGACTTTCTTTTGGCAAGATGGTGCTTCAACAGACCATGAAACTAAAATTGCTTTTGATAGTAGTAATAGATTATTTATTTATGATTTTGATGGTGCAAGTTTTAATATGTTATTAAAAACAAATAGAAATTTTCGTGATGTTAGTGCATGGTATCATGTAGTCATAGCTGTAGATACAACAGATGGAACTGCCGCTAATCGTATAAAAATGTATATTAACGGAGTACAAGAAACTAGCTTTGAAACTGCAACTTATCCTTCTCAAAATCATGATACAGAATGGAATACTAATAATGAACTTAGAATAGCTAAGGATTCTTCTGGAGAACATTTTGACGGGTATCTTACAGAGATTGTAAACGTTGATGGTACACAACTTGCTCAAACTTCACTGGGAGAGTTTGATAGTGACAGTCCAAATGTTTGGAAACCAATTGAACTTGATTTAACATTTGGAACGAATGGATTTTATTTAGATTTTGAAGATAGTTCAGCTTTAGGTAATGATGTATCTGGAAATAACAATGATTTTAGTCCGTCTAATTTAGCCGCGACAGATCAGTCTACAGATACCTGCACCAACAACTTTGCAACTTTAAATTCTTTAAAAATACTCGGTAGTAGTACTACCATGTCTGAGGGTAATTTAAGGTTTGATTGTGATAACTCTAGTCAAGGACATGCCATTTCAACTTTTGCTGTGTCATCAGGAAAATGGTATTGGGAATATAAGCAAGTTGCTAGTGGTGGTGTCTATCCGTTTTGTGGAATTATGAATATTGTTAGTCCAACTTTAGCTGCAACAATAAATGGTAATACTTTTTATGGTTCTTCAGTGGATAGTTGGGGATTTAATAATGATGGTGGAGTGATTCATAATGCATCTTATGTAATTACAAATGGAACATACTCATCATTATCTAACGGAGATATTGTTGGAGTAGCCGTAGATTTAGATAACTCAAAATTATATTTCTCAGTAAATGGAACTTTTCAAGGCTCTTCTAATCCAGCCTCTGGTACAAATGGAATTAGTATCACATCAGGTTTAACTTATGCTTTTGGAGTATCAAGTATTAGTAGTGGTCAGCATCACTTAAATTTTGGTAGTCCAATAGATGCTATTTCATCAGGCAACGCAGATGGTGAAGGTTTTGGTAATTTTGAATTTGCTGTACCTTCAGGATATTTTGCGGTGTGTTCTAAAAACGTATCGGAGTATGGAGGATAGATGGCTGTTTATACAACTATAGATAAACCAACAGATTATTTTAATATCAAACTTTATACAGGAACAGGAAGTTCTAATTCTATTACAGGAATTGGTTTTGCACCAGACTGGGTCTGGATAAGAAATAGAGCCGCATCTCATCATATGATTTTTGACAAAGTAAGAGGAGCAACAAAAGTAATGTATACAAATTTAACTGATGCCGAAACAACTGTATCTGGTCATTTAACATCTTTTGATTCAGATGGATTTACTCTGGGAGATAACTCAGGAAAAGGAAGTTCAAATGGAAATACTGAATCATACGTAGCATGGAATTGGTTAGCTGGTGGCTCGGGATCATCAAATACAGACGGAGATCAAACTACAACTGTAAGTGCTTCAACAACTGCTGGATTTTCAATATGTACTTTTACAGAAGCTGGATCTGCACCCTATAGTTTTGGTCATGGATTAGGCGTAGAGCCAGATGTTGTGTGGTTTAAATCAAGAGGGGCAACTGGAAGTTGGCAAGTATATTTTAAAGCATTAGGAAGTCCAAGTGGAAAATTATTACAAGTAAATAGTACAAATGCAGTAAACACAAGTTCAACATGGTGGGGAACTATTAATTCATCTATTGTAACTATAAATGCTGGACTAATAACTCCAAACACAACAGCTTTAGCTTATTGTTTTGCTGAAAAACAAGGTTACAGTAAATTTGGTACATACACTGGTAACGGAAATGCTGATGGAACTTTCGTTTACCTTGGTTTTAAACCTGCATTTGTTATTATAAAAGATACTTCATCTACCGATCCATGGCACATGATTGATAATAAACGTAGTCCAATAAACTTAGTAAATGCAAGATTATTTCCAAATAATAATAATTCAGAAAATACATCTGCTGATATTTGTGATTTTGTATCTAATGGTATAAAGTTTAAAGGTACAAATGATGGATTTAATGGTTCAAGAAATTATATGTACATGGCATTTGCCGAGTCACCTTTTGTAAATTCTAAAAAAGTACCAAACAACGCGAGATGATTGATGCTACAGAAGATACAATTCTTACCTGGATTTAACAAACAAGTCACAGCCACAGGTGCTGAAGGACAGTGGATTGATGGTGACAATGTAAGATTTAGATACAACACACCAGAAAAGATTGGTGGTTGGGCTCAACTTGGAGAAAATAAACTTACAGGTGCGGTTAGAAAAACACATCACATTGTTAATAAGTCAGGTAGTAAATTTTCTATTCTAGGCACGAACAGAATTTTATATGCATTTAATGGAGGTATTTTTTATGATATTCATCCAATTAAATCGACAACAACATTATCAAATGCTTTCACAACCACAAACGGATCAACCTCTGTTACCATTACATTTTCTACTTCGCATAACATTAATGTAAATGACATTGTTCTGTTAGATAATTTTTCTACCATTACTAATTCTAATTACAGTGCATCTGATTTTGATGATAAAAAATTTATGGTGACTTCTGTGCCAACGACAACCACCATAACGGTCACTATGCCGAGTGCAGAAACAGGTTCAGGTGCAACGGCATCCGGTGGTATTCGAGTTAGACATTATTATCCTGTGGGTCCAGCACAACAAACTCCTGCTTTAGGCTGGAGTCTAGGAACTTGGGGTGGTGAAGTTTTAGGTAATGCACAAACGACTTTAGTTGGCGCAATCAATGACTCACAAACAACAGGTATACAATTAGCAGACTCATCTCAGTTTCCAACATCTGGTACAAACTTTATTCAAATTGGAACAGAAGAAATATCTTACACAGGAATTACTTCAGACGTCTTAACAGGTGTTACAAGAGAAGTAAGAAACACAACTGCGGCAGCGCACTCAGCAGGTGCAACGATTGAAAATACTTCTGACTTTGTTGCTTGGGGTGAAGCTGCAAGTGGTGACCAAGTTACGGATCCTGGATTATGGTCAATTGATAATTTTGGAGATACGATTATTGCACTCATTCATAACGGTGAAGTTTTTGAATGGGACTCAAATGCAGCGAATGCAGTTAGTAATCGAGCAACCATTATATCAGGAGCACCAACT